CATTGATAAGGCAAAGATCATGCCATGTTTGTATAAACTTTATTTTAACATCTACATCGTTCACTTGTAAGGGTTTGCAGGCTTTGCCTGTTTATTGTGCAACTTCTTGTCATGTTTGGCACGATTATTCCGTGCTTATCTTAGTAGGAGGACCACGTAAAAGGGTAAAGTTCATACCCCGGCCGCCACCGCGTGAGAGGCGATCGAGCCGGCTGGCATCCCGTCCGAGGAGAAGTTCGGGGAGGTCAACAAGCGTCGCTGAGCTAGGCTGAGCTGTGCCCACCAACGACCAGATAGAGAAGAGCGTCCACGACGCGCTGCGGGAGGAGCTGTACGAGTTCTCCGGCCCGTCGGCGTCGTTCACCTACCGCTTCGCCTCGGCCGACCGCGACCTCAGCCACGGTGGGAACACCTACACCTCCTGCCCCCTGCTGCGCACCGAGATCGCGCTGGCGGCTGGCGGGGACGGTGAGGAGATCCGCGTGGAGATGCCCATCAAGATGCCGGACGGTACGGCAAATCCGCTGCTCGCGGAGTTCGCCTGGAAGCGACCACCCCGGCGCTCCTTGAACCTGATCGTCTACCGCCGGCCGTCGCCAGACGGCACGTTCGAGCAGGCGTGGGAGGGGAAGTGCCACGGGTTCGTGCCGGGCGGCGGAGGCAGCATGGCGGCTGCCCGCTCCCCCTCGCTGCTCAACGACGCGCTGCGCACCGCTGTTCCCGCGAAGGCGTACAACCCGCAGTGCGGGAACCGCCTGGGCGACACGCTCTGCCGGGTGGACCTGGAGCCACTCAAGGTGAACACCACCATCTCGTCGATCACCGGCAACCAGGTGGTGGTCGCGTCGATCGGCGGCAAGCCAGCGAACTACTTCACCAACGGGACCATCAAGAAGCTCTCCGACAGCGAGGAGCGAGACATCCAGGTGCAGACCGGGGCGACCACCACCCTCACGCTCTTCGAGACGTTCGTCGCGCTCGCCCCGACGGACTCCGTGGACCTGTACCCCGGCTGCGACCACACGGTGGACGGCGCTGACGGGTGCTTCACCAAGTTCAACAACGTGCTCAACTACGGGGGCGCCCCACACATGAGCGGTCGCAAGATCGTCCAGTTCGGGCTCTGGCTGGTGTGAGCGTGCTCTCGCTGCCAGAGCTGCAGGCGCTGGTCGAGCAGCTGCAGGCCGACCACGAGGCGCTGAGTGTCGAGCACGCGGCGCTGGTGGCGGCGATCCACTCACTCTGCGAGCAGCTGGTCCACGAGATGCACAGCCCCACGGGGACGCCAGTCCGCATCCAGCGAGCAGTCAGCGCCTTCGCGGCGAGGCTGCCGGGGTACCATGGAACCTAACCTCATCACCGACTTCCCGCAGGTCCAGGCCGCGTCGATCTGGGGCTTCGTGGCGCTCATCATCATCAGCGCCGCAGCCCAGTACTTCCTCCGGCCACGGGGGCCGCAGGGTGAGCGGGCGAAGCCCTCCGAGCTGGGCGACGTGCAGGTCACGCTCACCGAGCGCGGCACCCCGATCCCGCTGGTGTACGGACTGCAGCGCATCGAGGGGCCCACGCTGCTCTGGTACGGCGCATTCAAGCTCATCGCGCTGGACGCCGACGGCAACGTACTGGGTGAGGGGTACGACTCCAACGCCGCAGCCTACGAGTATCGGCTGACCCTGCAGTACGCACTGTGCCTGGGCACCGACGGGTACCCGGTGCGGCTGAAGCGCATCCAGTACGGCGAGCGCATCCTCTGGTCCGGTGACCTGGACTCCGGCCGCGTCGACCTGAGCCAGGGCGGTGCGGTGGCGCTCGCGACGACGGACGTGAACACCACCACCGACGAGATCACGAAGACGACGCACGGCATGCTGACCGGCGACCCGATCATGTTCTTCGTCGGCCTGTCCGGGCACACCGTGCCGGCACCACTGACCGCCCTCCGCCGCTACTACGCCATCCGCGTCGACGCGAACAAGTTCAAGGTGGCCCTGTCCATGCAGGACGCCATCGACGGCACCGCGATCGACATCACAGCCACCGCGAGCACCGCGTTCTTCGTCATCGGGCCCTCGAACACCAGCCTGCCAGTCGCCACCGAGATCAGGATCGACGGCAGCTTCGAGTACTCCGACGGCGAGTACGACGTGGGCCGCTCGGCCATCGTCTCCGAGGCGTACGACTTCGAGAACGCGCTCTCAGGCATCTTCAACAAGGACCACCTGCCCGCCTACCGCGGCATCGCGACGATCGCACTGGGTGCGAGGAAGAAGGCGATCAGCTTCGCAGCGGGCGATGTCGACACCGGTACCGACACCGTCACCGGTTCGTTCGACCTGAGCTTCACGAGCCTGGTGGAGTACCAGACAGGCGCGGCGGTCATCTACGTCCAGGGCAGCGCCCCGATCGGCGGGCTCACCAGCGGCAACACGTACTACCTGATCAAGACAGGGGACGACTCGTTCCAGCTCGCTACCTCCAAGGCCAACGCCGAGGCCGGCACCGAGATCAACCTCACCAGCCAGGGCACCGGGACGCACCAGATCTACCTGGCGGGTGCTCTGGGCTTCCTGCTCGGTCGCCAGCCGTACCTGCCACAGCTCTCGTTCTGGGTGCTCTCCGCGCCCAACGCGCTGGGCGGCACCGCCACAGTCGAGTACGAGCTGAACCCCGCCACCGCGCTGTACGACCTGCTCACCACCCGACACGGGCGCCTGGGCCTGCCGACCACCGACGTGGAGACGTCCACCTTCACCGCGGGTCGCGACACGCTGCTGACCGAGAAGAACGGCGTGGGCCTCACGGCCTACAACCAGAACGACGCGCGCCAGCTGGTCGAGGAGATCTGCCACCAGATCGACGGGGTGCTGCGGTTCAACCCGGTGACCGGCAAGGTCGAGCTGAAGCTGATCCGCGACGACTACACCATCGGTGACCTACCAGTGTTCAACGACGACAACGTCGAGGACGTGGAGTACACCGCCGGTACCTGGGACGGCGTCTACGACGAGGTGGCCGTCAAGTTCCGGGACCGCGAGATGGACTTCCGCGAGAACACCGCGTTCAGTCAGGCACCCGCCGTCATGGTCGCGTCGCACGGCAGCTCGCCACGGCTGCACACCATCTACATGCCCGGCGTCACCAACATGCGGCTGGCCCAGACGCTCGCCAGCCGCGAGAAGCTGGCGCTGTGCCGCCCCTGGGCTACCGTGGCCCTCATCTGCAACCGCGACGCGCACACGGTCCTGCCCGGGGACCCCATCGTCTGGACCTGGCCCGACTACTCGATCACCCAGATGGTGCTCCGGGTGGTGCGAGTAAGCCGCGGCGCGCTCGAGGACGGACGTGTGAAGATCGAGTGCGTGCAGGACCGCTTCGCCCAGCCGGCGGCAGGCTCCGGGTTCCCGGCGGTCAACCCCGCACCGCCGGCCATCGACCCAGGTGCCTCGCTGGTCTCCGACGAGGCGATCCTGGAGACCCCACGGTGGTTCCAGGTGCTGGCCGAGCGGCCGGACGACCCGGACAAGGCGACCGTCATGTACCCGGTGGCGGACCCAGGCACGACCACGCTGGACTTCAAGCCGAGGGTGCAGGATGGGTCGGTCACCGCGAGCGACAAGAACCCGCTGCCCTTCACGGCGAAGGGCAAGCTGCAGGCCCAGATCCTGCGCACCACGGAGCCCTACGACACCGCCAGCTCGTTCAACGTGTATCAGGTCGTCACGCCGAACGGAGTCCCCGCGTCTACGATCATCAAGGCGCTGTTCGCCGAGTCCACCATCCGCGTCTCCGGCAAGAACATCGTGCTCGTCGGAGACCCGATGGGGGACCACGAGTTCATCGGGTGGGAGGAGGTCACTGACCTGGGCGACGGGACCTGGGTCCTGCAGGACCCCTGGCGCGGCCTGCTCGACACGGTGCCGCGCGAGTGGGCCGCGAACACCCCGGTCTACTTCGTCGGCCACATCCGCGACGCGATCGTCGGCACCCTGGAGTTCGACGGCGACGAGGCGCTGTCGGTGAAGCTGGTGCCGCGTGGCAGCTGGGGCTACGTCTCCGAGGACGCCGTGACCGCCGTCGCGCTCCAGCTGCAGCAGCGGGCTGCTCGGCCGTATCCGCCCAAGAGTGTCAAGCTGCAGCAGCGAATCGGCAAGGTGCTGACGACCGCGACGAACGACACGACCGCCGAGGCGGCCAGTGGCTCGAAGCTCTCCGGTTACGTGGTCGAGAACGAGCTGTTCGGGACCTGGCAGCGCTACGACCGACTCCACGCCCAGATACAGCGCGGTGACGACGGCGATGATGACCCAGCCGAGGCCACCCAGTACGAGTGGGACGGTCGTCATGAGTCCTCGACGTACTCGATCGCAGCGGCCAGCGTGAACACGACGACGGACAAGCTCACCCGGACCGCGCACGGGTTCAAGACCGGGAACAAGATCACCTACACGCTGGAGTCCGGCGCGACTGCAATCGGCGGGCTGACCGCCCTA